CCTGAAGGCCGCGAAAACGCGCTTGCGATTCGTGGCGGATCTCCGGAGTGCTGGGCTGCAATACTCAGTCCCGAACGGACTGGGGACAACGGTGCTCCAGCACGAGCGACAGTCGGACATCACCACGGCCACGATCTCGATGGACGGGTTACGGGAATCTGATGCGGATCGACCGCATTTCGACATCGTGAATCTGCCGCTGCCGATCATCCACAAGGACTTCCAATTCTCGGCGCGGCAGGTCGCTTCCTCGCGGAGCGGCGGGAGCCCACTCGATACGACGATGGCAGAATTGGCGGGGCGACGTGTCGCCGAGGAGGTCGAGAAGCTGACGCTGGGCGAAAGCTCAACCTACACCTACGGCGGCGGATCCGTGTACGGGCTCAAGAATTTCCCGTCGCGGCTCACGAAGGCGATGACGACCCCGACCTCGTCGAATCATGCTACCACCGTGAACGAAGTCCTCGAAATGAAACGCCAGAGCCAGGACGCTGGATACTACGGCCCGTGGTGGGTCGTTGCGGCCCCGGTGTGGGACGAGTTCCTCGACGAGGACTACAGCGCCAGCAAGGGGGACAATACCCTTCGCGAGCGGCTGGTCCGGATCGAGGGCATCAGTTCGGTCAACACGGTTGACCACCTCACGGGTAACGACATGATCCTGGTGCAGCAGTCCAGCGATGTCGTCCGCGCCGTGATCGGAATGGATGTCACAACCGTGCAATGGGAGAGCCACGGCGGCATGCAATTGAACTACAAAGTCATGGCAATTATCGTCCCGCAGGTGCGGGCCGATTTTAACAGCAATGCCGGAATCGTTCACGGCACGTACTGAGTTACGCTTGTTCCCCCGAGCGTTGCCCGCACACCGGCGCAGGCGTCCAACCCACAGCCTGCGTCGGTGTGGGACCACACAAAAAATCAGGAGACCGAGTCATGACAGGCGGCACGTTTAAGCTCCGAGAAAACTGCGGCAATCACCGCGAAAACGGCAGGCAATACGAGAAGGGTGATATCGTCGAGAGTCGTCTGGATCTTGATATTGCGTTCCCGCTGAAGTTCGACCGCGTGGAAACGGATCCGGCGGCACGCGCTCCCACCACCGGGCCACCCGCCACAGAATCGACAACCGGGGATCCATCGGGGAACGACGTGACCCAGGACTATCCGGCCGCAATCGATGCGGGGTTCACGGTTCGACAGAGCGGCTCCTGGTTCAAGGTTTTCTCACCGTCTGGCGCGGCAATTTCCGAGTCGTTGCGATCGTCGGCCGTGGAAGACTGGATCCAGGACGAGGTCGCGACGGCCTGAATAGTGAGGGCTCGGCATGGCACGCACGACAGCGTCACAGGTTCAGTCGATAATTGAGACCGATCCCTCAATAATTGCCGTTGATGCGGATCTGGATCCGTTTATTCTCGTCGCCAACGAGTTGGTTACCGAGGTTTGCACGGGGACCAACGGCCCGACAACAGAATACACAGCCACGCGCCTGGAGCTGATCGAGCGATGGCTCGCGGCCCATTTCTACGCGATCAGAGATCCCCGCGCGACCTCGGAATCTGCGGGCGTTTCGGCCAGTTACGAGTCGGCGGTGGATCTTGGTCTGTCGCTCACGCGATACGGTCAGCAGGCGCGGCTCCTCGACACGAACGGGGGGCTGTCGCGACTGGATGCACAGATAAAACGCGGAGCGGCTCGCAAAGTGTCGCTGTCCTGGATCGGAACCACTCCACAGCCAGCGGTGACCTCATGAGCCTGATCACGTCCATGCGGCGACAGAACGCGGTCTACTGGGCTCCGGACGAAGCCGACGATTTCGGCGTCGAGGCCGTGGGGACGCCTGTCGATATCGACTGCCGGTGGGAGGACGTAGCGGAGCAATACATCAGCCCCGACAATACGGTCGATGTCTCCAAGTCCAAAATATACGCAGATCGTGATATTGAGGTGGGCGGGTATCTCCTGCTGGGGACGGTCGCGGGTCTCGCGGACGCATCGGCGCACCCACGGACCATCCCAGAGGCGGGTATCGTTCGCCGTTTTGAGAAGCTCCCGAATTTGAAAGCGTCGCAGTTTCTGCGAACAGCGACGTTGTAGGGCAACGATGGCCGCAATCGTGCAAATAAAAGAATTGGAGATCGCGTTGCGGGGGTTCCCGACGCGCACAGATGCGGCATTGCGTCGCGGTCTGTGGAATGCAGGGCGGCGATTGCAGCGCGCGTCGATGCGGATGGTTCCCGTGCAGACGACGACGCTAAAAGGGTCGGCGTTCACGAAGATAGAAATGGTTGGATCTCGGCCGAGCGTCGTGGTCGGCTACGCGACGGGATATGCGTTGATTGTCCACGAGAACCCAGACGCCGCCCACGGCGAGGCGTTCAACATTAAGCACGCAGACCGAATAGCGCGAGCCAGAAAGGATCATCCGATATGGTTCAAACGCGGAAAGAATCAGCAATATAAATACCTGGAGCGCCCGTTTCGGCAGCTCAGGAAGAGACTGATTAAACTGGTCACCGACGAGGTGGGGAACGCACATGCCTAATATCGACCGATCGGACCTGAGGTCTGAGCTACAAGCTGCCCACCCTGTGACGGGCCTGTACAGTCCCAGCAATGACGACGCAGCCGCCGAGCTGAACGCCAAAAACATCTCGGACGTGCAGCCGATGACGAGTGGGAACGTGTTGCAATGGTCAGCCCAGTCGTCATCGCCATCCGACACGCCACGGCTGATAAAGCTCGAATCCGCCGCGACATCGGCCCCGACTGATGCCCTCAAGGCCATCGCACAGGCCGCCATTATTTTGATCCAGCGCCCCGACACACGGCTGGACCTGACAGATGACGAGATCGGCGGGATGATTTCCGAACTGGAGACGGCGGATGTGTTGTCGGCGAGTGACGTGCAATCACTGACGATGTTGGCCACGGTCCAGATTTCCCGCGCGGATCAACTGGGATGGCCGGAGGTAGCGGCTATCGATATCAAATGGGCAAGGGACTAGCGCGATGCCGACCAACAAAATAAAAATCTCATGGGACGCCACCCCCACGGATTTCGTCACGACGAATCTACAGTCGCTGACCTCGGGGTACGTGTGGAACTCAGGCGCGATTGCAGACGCCACGCCGTCGAGCGAGTGGGTCAGGATCTCGTACGCGCTTGTAGCGGCAGAGGCAGCATCTCTCGGAGACAGTTATGTGTTTCGGCTGTCACAGGGCGACGGCGCGTCCAGCGATGAGATTTGGGCGGGCGGTCTCAGCGAGTCAGAGGGCGTGATCAGTACAGCCGGTCCAGCGATGGCGATTCAATCCAACTGCCCAATAGTATACGAGGTTCCGTTTAGAACGAACTTGGCCGTTGACGGTTATCAGGGGACGTTCGACGTGTTTTTGCCAGGGCCTCGATGGCAGTTGTTGTGTTGGGCCAATGGCCCGGCGCTCACAACGGGGAATGTTTTGCGATATCGTTATGGTACACCTCAGGTCCAGGCGTCCGTATGATTGCTGCGCCCTTCATCACGCCCGATACGCGATTGATTGATTGGCGTCAGCCGGTCAACTGGGACGACCCCGTCAATCACGGCCTCGTGTCCTGGTGGCTGGCCGTTGCGAACCACACATCGGGATCGGCAACGTGGCGTGACCTGTGCCGCCGGAATGACGGCACGTTGACTGATTTCAGCAGCGTGGACACGGCGTGGCAAACACAGGGCCAGCCGGGTGGGTTTGGTGCGCTGGAGTTCGACGGCAGCGACGATTACGTTGTATGCGGAGCAAACACTCTCGCGACTGGGTCGCTCACAGTGTCGGTGTGGGCGCAAGCACGCACGCCACAACTCGGCGCGATGCTCAATGTGATGATCGGGCCATATGGCCTGATCGTCTACTACGGATCCTCTTCCGGCGGCACGCAATCAACGATGATCGGTTTCCGTGTGGACGGCGAGATGCACACGGCATCCGGCACGGTGCCGTCAGGGGTTTGGCATCATCTCGTATACGTGTTCGCTGGTGGCGACACAGACACAGCCTCGGAATTCTCGATTTACATCGACGGCGTGGCATCCGCCGTGAGCAGGTATGGCGGAATCGGTGGCGAAACAACTGACAACCGAATCGGCTACGATGGTTCCGCGTTCGATGGACAAATCGCGGATGTAAGAATCTGGGACCGAGCCTTAACCGGATCCGAGATTCAGTCGTATTACCACCGCAGCCAGCGTCACTATCCTGGCCTGCTGAACCGGCACACGCGGCGAGCAATGTTTGCGCCGTCAACCGGCACCACGGCCGCGCCAACCACCACGGCCGCGCCAACCACCACGGCCGCGCCAACCAGCACGACGGCAATCGATAAGCCGCCGAGTGTGATCCTCAGATCCAGCATCGTATCGGCCGCGATCGGAACGCTGCCGTCTGCCTCTGGTCTGTGGCCGGTGTTTGTGGCAAACATGCCGCACCGAGATGCACGCGAGGCAATATGCATTTACGACGAAGAGGGCAACGATGACGGCCGCGCGATGCGGACCGGAGAACGCACGGAGCATCCCGGGTGGATGGTCCGCGTGCGAGCAGCGGACTATGTGACGGGCTGGGAGAAACTCCGCGAGATCGCGGATCACCTGGACGCCATTCTGCGCGAGACGGTCCTGGTGGATTACCGGATCGAGGCCGTAACGCGGCACGGAACACTGCACTCGCTCGGTCAGGAACCAGAAACTGGCGGCAATCAGGGGCAGAGGTGGTTTGAGTTCACCGCGAACGGTATAGCAACGATCGTCAAAGTCGAGTAAAACAACATAACACAGGCACTCCAGCCGAAAGGGAAGACGATGACAATTCAACGAGACGGTCAGGGCATCCGGATTGATTTTGGCCAATCATCAACCACCGTGATGGAGAAGTCGATGACGCCGCCCGCCGCGACCGGTGGTGGAGAGATCGAGATAACAAATCACGGAAACGTGGCGTGGCGCACGAAATCGCCCAAGGTACTAAAAAGTCTCCAGCCGTTCTCCGTGACGATCCAGTATGACCAGGATGCGTACACGTCGCTCATGGCGCTGATCAACAATAATCAGTCGATCACGGTGACGTGGCCCGACACGGCGACGCTCGTGTTTTATGGATGGGTGGATGAGTTCACGCCGTCCGAAATGACAGAAGGCGAGGAGCCCACTGCCGAGCTGGTGATCATTCCCAGCCTGCAAAATGCGGGAGTCGAAACCGCGCCCGTGTTCACCGCCGCGTGATGGTGGACCATCGTAGATTTGGATCGGAATAAAACAACAGGAGACCACTATGTCGTCAGGCGATATCCCCGTTCTCGATTTCAGCCTCACATTGCAGTCGTGGCCGGTGACCCTCACCGGAGAAAACGGTCCGCAGACCTACGCGGTGCAGGAAATGTCCGGTGAGCACCGCGACCTGTACCTGAACCAAGTGCAGCAACGGTTGAAAAAAGACGCGCACGGGAACGCGGAAATCCGAGATTTTAAGCGCATGCAGGCAAACCTGATACGGAGATGTCTGATCGATCCCGAGGGGCAGCTCGTTACGGAGGATCAGATCCAGTCGTTCCCGTCTACTGTTGTCGCGGAGCTGTTCGACGCCTGCAAAAAAATCAACAAGCTGGATAATGAGGACGCGCCGGGTGACGACTCAAAAAACGACTGATGGGCGAGCGGCTGGTGTGGTTCCGGCTGGCCGATCGCCTGGGGGTTCCCATCCAACGACTGCAACGGGAAACAACGAGCACAGAATTTCACGACTGGTGCTCCTATCTGTCGATGGTCAGTGACGAGGAACTGACGACGACAGCCGACCAGTATTACCTCGCGCAAATTGCTTCGGAAATCAGGAAGCTGTTGCATGCACAGCCGAACATCCGGGGGAAAGTCAACGGCCCGGAAATGAAGCATTTTATTTTGCGGGTGAGCAACAGACGCCCGCAGGTGGCGGAAACAGAGGAAGCACTCAAGCGGCGCGTGGCCATGTCGAAGGCGGGGTGGCTGGGGGCCGTGGGACTGGATCCGAGGTTGGCAGATGGGCGTGGCGTCTGAAATCAGCAGCATGGTGATACGCCTCATCGGTGACGGGTCGTCCTATCACAAGATGCTCGACGACGCAGAGGCGCAATCAAAATCTGCGGCGAAGACGCTAGAGCGCTCCGGAACAAAGGCCACGCAGTCGATGGAGCATGCGGTGGACCAGCTCGCGACCGCAACATATGACGCCTCGGCGGCGCAGGATGCGATGACCAGCGAGACAGCGCAGAACACGGCCGCCGTGAAGAAGAACGAGCAGCAAATCGAGGTTCTGACGCAGACCATCAAGAAGATGGAAAAGGCGACCAAGAAAGCGAAGGGATCGTGGAAAGAGATGTCCGAGTCAATGCGGGCATTCGGTGCGAGAATGACCGCGTTCGCGACAACGCCGATATTGGGGGCAGCCGTCGCGTCGGTGAAGTTGGCCAGCGACGCCGAGGAGACCAACAGTAAACTAAAATCAGTGTTCTCGTCGATATCGGAAAAGGCGGTGTCGATGGCCAGCACACTCCAGCGATCGTATTTTATGTCGGGAACCGAGAGCAAGAAACTCCTGGGAGACACGGGCGATCTGCTGACAGGGTTCGGGCTGAATCAGGCGGCGGCGCTGGATCTCTCAATGCGCGTGCAGATGTTGTCGGCCGATCTGGCCAGCTACCAGAATTTATCCGGTGGTGCAGCCGATGCCAGCAACAGGCTCACAAAGGCGATGCTGGGCGAAAAAGAGGGGGCCAAGATGCTGGGCATCGTCTACAGCGAGCAAATGCTAAAGGACAAGGTAAAGCTGATGCGGGCCGAGGGGTTGATGTTCGCGAATGAGCAGGTCGCGAAATCATACGCGGTTCTCGCCATTGCCGAGGAGCAATCGAAGAACGCAATCGGAGACCTTGACCGAACAGCCGGATCGTTCGCGAACCAGCTACGCGCGACGTATAACGACATCAAGACGCTGGCTGTGGGGATCGGCCAGGATCTCATGCCCTACGCCAAGAAGCTGCTGGAGTGGGTTCGATCTGCGATCTCTTTTGTGACAAACCTGGACGAGACCACGCGAAAGTGGGCTATCGGAATTCTCGCGGTTTGGGCAGTGATTGGGCCGCTGATCACGGCGATTGGTGCCCTGATCGGAGTCGCGGCGTTTCTCATCACGGCGTGGCCAATGGTCATCGGGCTGTTCTCGGGCGCGTCCGCTGTCATGATGATTTTCGCGGCAAAGCTGGCACTGGTGGTTGCGGGCATGTATGCGGCGTGGCAGATCGGAACAGCGGTAGGAACGTCGATGCGGGAATTTTACACAGCGACATCCCGGGGAACCGATGCGCTGGCCGACTATGCCGCCGCACAGGCAACGTCGGAAAAGCTACAGAAGAAAATCAACGATCGCCACGTCAAGACACACGAAAATACGATGAAGGAGATCAAGGGCGTCAAGGACCGAGCGGATCGCGAGAAGTTCCTAAGAGCAGAGGTTGCCAAATCAATGAAGGAGCAGGCGGGCTATGCGCTGATGGTCAAGATGGGGCAGAAGGAGGTGCAGGGACTATCAACGGCGTGGAATATGTTTCGGGGCAGTAAGGTTCTGGAAGAGGCCAGCGTATCCCTTGAACAGACCGAGGGGCAATTGCAAGCGGCGAAGGCCCGCACCGACGAGCTGAACACGGCCCTGTCACAGATGGGCCTGTCAACGGGAACGGCCGACAAGAAGATGGCCCTGCTGGGGCTGGAGGCGGATAATCTGGCCGGGGCGATCGGGAAAGAAATCGAGATGTTCGGGAAATCCGGACATGAGGCCGAAATCTACGCGCTGAAACTGAAGGGGGCAACGGACGAGCAACTTGCATCCGCCAGGGCTGAGCTGAAGAAACTGGACGCCATGAAAAAAGAGGCAGAAAACAAGGCGATTATCACGGACACGATCACAGCGCTCACAGAGCAACGCGACGCGATCGGGAAAACGGCCAAGGAACAGCAAATCCTGAATATGACCAAAGCGGGGGCACATCCGCTGGAGGTGGCATACGCGCTGGCACTACAGGAGACGATCGCCGAGCTACAGCACACCGAGACGGTCGAAGCCTGGAATCAGAAAATGAACGACCAAATCGCGGTGCTCGGCATGAGCACGAACGAGGCCGCAATATACCGCGAGCAGCTCCAGGGCATGAGCGACGACCAGATAAACGAGATGCGCGCATCTGCCGAGAGACTCAAGGTCGCCAAGGCCGAGCAGTCGTTGCGCGAAAAAGGCGCGAGCTTGATGAAAAAACACATGGCTCCTGTGGAGAAATACGCCGAGGCGCAACAGGAACTGTCCGAGATGCTCAGCCTGGGGTCGATCGATCTCCTCACGTATAACTCGGCGCTGGATGACGCGCGGAAGGCGATGGAGGACGCCGAAAAACAGTCCGCGAAGGATTACATGGTCGATCTCCAGGTCAAGGGGGTCGAGGCGGTCGAGGCGGGGACCGCAGAGGCAGGGGCGCGGCTGCGGGAATTCATCGCGCTGCGAGATTGGAACGAAACGGGAGTCAGCGCCCCGACGCAGTCGGGGATTGCCGCCACGTCGCACGCCGGTCCTGCGATGGCGGGGAGCCCCGGAGGTGTTGGCGCGCCGACTGGGGTGTTCGCATCCCAGCGGATCCAGGACTCGGGCGCGGCCGGGACGATTGCCACAGGGCCGGGGAACGCGGAGCACCAAGGCACGATTGAGGAATTGCTGGCGAGGATCGCCGAGGCCACAGAGGCGTCTGGTCTGATTGATATCGGTTCTGCCGGGTTCTCCGGCCGCAACTAGAACGGGGCGGCGTTATGACAGCGAGCGTCCTGGGCCGCATTGATTGGCGATTGAATCGAGACAAAGAGGGGCATCGTGACTACACGATAAAATGGCTGATCTCGTCGCATCGAAACGATGGACCAGAACGCGCGATATTCGCTACCGGTCTGCCAGCAATCGGGGCATACTGGGCATTCGGGAACGATACCGATCTGTGGGCCTTCTGCCAGCCGCAGTGCAAGGTTCAGCCACTGGGAACGAAGCAGCAGCCCGGGACGTTTTGGACGGTGGAGCAGACGTTTTCGACGCGGCCATTGTCGCGCTGCCAGGACCAGTCCATAGATAACCCGCTGAGCGAACCGGACCGGATCAGCGGATCATTCACAAAATACACACGCGAGGCGGTGGTCGATCGAGATGGCGACCCGATCCTGACCTCCAGCCACGAGCAGGTCCGAGGCTCGGCCGTGGAGATGGACGACAACAGGCCAAACGTCCGGATCGAGAAGAGTGTTCTATCGTTGCCGCTGAGCACGTTTTCTCCCATGATCGATACCTTAAACGACGCCGCGCTGTGGGGGGTCGATGCTCGGTGTATCAAACTATCGAACACGAGCTGGTCGCGTCAGCTATACGGCACCTGCACGTTTTTTTACACTGTGACCTACGAGTTCGACGTGAATGTAAACGACGACGGGACCAGCGGATTCGACAAGGAGCTGTTGGACGAGGGCACCAAGGTTCTGGCCCCCGGTGGCGATAAGGACACGCCCGAAGATTTCGACACGTACAAGGGGAAGCGCGACAAGGAAAATCAACGGGTGATCTTGGACGGCGAAGGCGCGGCATGGACTGGCCCGCCCGCCGAGCCGGGAAAAATCGCATTCGAGCCATACGCGGAAAGCAATTTCCTCACACTGGGAATTCCGACATCACTCTAGGAGACCACCACACATGCCACGTTCGCATGCTCGCACCGACACGCCGGAGACTGTGCCCCGGCTTCCATTCGACGCGACGCCGATTTCGGAGATCCCGATTCCGGAGGCAGCACTCACGGACTCCGACCGGATGACCCTGGTGCTGTCAGCCTACCACGAGCAGCTCGGGAAACCAGCCACGCAATTTCCGGCCTCGTGTTCGCGCATGCTCGACCGTGAGGAGCAGGCGTGTCTGCGACACACGACGGTAGGGAGCGAGTGGGTTCCGTTGGATACGGGATGGCTGGCCGATCAACACGTCGGCCAGATCATCGTCCAGAACAGAACGGGCGAAACACTCAGGGGGCGAGACACGGGCGATCTGGAGACGGCGATCGTGGAGATTGTGATCGGGCCGCCGATCAGCAGCCTCGCGCCGACCGAGTACATTGAGTTTCGCGAGCCTCTGATCGTTCGACCGTTCGGTGGAATATCCGTGTTTGAGAGCCGACCCGGAACCATCCAGATGGTCCGATGTATCGGACAGCACGAGGACGGCAGCGGTCTGGCCGCTGAGATTTCTGTATTCGCGATCCCACGGTGAAGCGACACACATGGCCGACTCGCTGTACATCCTGACCCCGAAAGATCGCGCCGCGCTGCTGGCCGATCTCGACGCGGGAGCCAAGCGCCGCCACGGATCACGCGAGGATGATTCGCGCGACCCGACGCCGCAGGCGAGCGACGTGTATTTCTGCCGTGTGCCCTGCACCGAGACAATCCCCGCGATTTCTCTGGGCACTGGACCGGCGGGCGAGGATGTGCCGGGGTTCGCGGATTGCTGCATTTTCGTCCTGCAATTAGAGACCGACATCACGAGCGACCGGTATGTGGTCGAGGCCGTGACGAATCCGGACGACTCGCACGTCCGGGAGACGGTATACAACATCTACGAGACGGCCGCGCATGACGCGCAGTATTGGCGGATCCAAAAAAGCAAGGCCGGGCGCTGGCTGGTCGAGCGGCCGGTCGAAGTGGTGGCGGCGGCGGCGACCACGGACCCGCCACCCACCACGGTTGACCCCGGCGGGACTCCGCGAGGTGACGGCCTGGGGCTGGCTGGCGGGAGCTGCACGGGTGAATGCTTCTGGGTCTGGGACGCGATCACGGC